AGAGAAAAATGAACGACGATGAAACCTGGGAAGAAGTAGAAGTCCCTGAACAAGAAGTAAATTATGAAATAGAAGAGGAAGAGGCTCCTCAAGAAGCTGCTCCTCCTCAAGAAGAAGATAAACCTGAAGAACTAGAAGGTATTAAAACTAAAGGAGCAGAGAAAAGAATTAGGCAATTAGTTCGTCAACGTAAAGAACGTGATGAACAGATTTCTAAATTAATTGCTCAAAATGAATCATTAGTAAATAATTTACAACAGAGAGAAAATTCTTTTAATGAAGTAAGTAAACTAAATCTAGATGCTTCTGAAAAACAATTAACAGATAAAGTTACACTGGCACGTAATGCCTATATGGAAGCATTTGAAAGTGGTGAAAAAGAAAAGCTTCTGCAAGCACAAGAAATGCTTAATGAAGCGCAAGTAGATTTAAAACATTTAAATCTTACAAAAGCACAAATGGAAGAAGTTGCTGAACAACCTGAACCAGTTCATCAGCCAACACAACAAAAGGCTATTCAGCCTACACCTGATCCTAGAGCAGAAGAGTGGGCTACACAAAATGAATGGTTTGGTAAAGATAAAATTTTAACTGTTTCAGCTTTAACAATAGATCAAGAACTTAAATCGGAAGGATATGATCCAGATGATGATGAATTTTATCATGAAGTTGATCGGCGGCTTGCAGAAGCTTTTCCACATAAGTTTAAAGCCAGTGAAGTGGCTGTGGAATCAGATCAAAACCGTATGCAGGAAAATACGTCAACTCCTGCTCAAGTGGTGGGAAGCAGTTCGCGCTCTGCTCCCAATTCCTCGAAATCCAAAGTAAAGCTAACTCCAGAAGATGTTAGGCTTGCTAATAAATGGAATATACCCCTTGAAACCTATGCTGCTCAGAAACTAAAAGTTGCTGAAGCAGACGGCGAATATACGCAAATTACTTAGTGCGGAGGACATGAAATGACACGCGAACAATCACGTATTGATACTCTAAGAGAAACAAAGACCAGAGAAGAAGAGTTTGTTTTTGAGGAACCTGATGCTTTGTCTATACCTGATGCGGTACAGCAAAGATTTCAAAATGAAGGATTATCCCTTCGATGGATTAGGATTTCTCTGCGAGGGCAAGAAGACATTATGAATGTTGGAAAGCGAGAGCAAGAAGGATGGACTTTTGTTGAACCTGGAGAAGTTCCTGAAATGGCATCAACATCCTACGTGAGGGATGAAGGCAGATACTTGGGTACAGTCTGTCGTGGAGACGTAGCTTTGGCAAAAAAGCCAACTAACCAAGTAGAAGCACGACAAGCATTTTATCAAAAGAAAGCAAATGATATGATGGATGCTGTAAATGCACAGCTTTACAATAATTCAGATGCTCGACTTAGAAATATGCCTGTTTCTAATAGTAGTAAATCAACCACTATGAGAGGACGCACTCCAAATTTTCAGGACTAAATCCTCTCTACAATTAGGAGGAACTAGAAATGAGTACAACTAAAGCATTTCGTGGGTTCATTCCTGTCCGAAAAAAAGGTAGTAACTATAACTCTGAAGGTGTAGACGTACTGCCAATTACTTCTGGTGGTCTATGTAGTAATAATCTTTTCACTGGTGATCTGGTTGTTATGCCAGGTGCCAATCTTGCTACGATTCAACCTCATATTGCAACTACTCTCAAGCCGTCTGGTGTGTTTGCTGGTTGTCAATATGTAGAAGATGGCGAACAAAAGTTTCGTCGGCATTGGACAGGAGGTACTAGCGTAACGGATTTGAAATTCCACGTTATCACTGATCCTGATCAGATTTATTACATTCAATGTTCTTTGTCTCTTTCAGTTGGAGAACTTAATGTAGTAAAGAATTATGCTGTTACTGTTAGCTCGACTGCAAGTTCGGGAGATACGACTACTGGTCAGTCCAGTTATTATCTCTTGGCTGCTTCTGGCGCAGAAACTGAACTAGCTGCGCGAGTTGTTAAGCGTGCAGAACTTCCTGATGAGAAGGATAGCGATGCTTTCCCGATTGTGGAAGTTTGGCTAAACACTCACCGAGATCGGTACGTTACTGCTACCGCATCCACAGCTTAATAAGGAAGGTGTATCATGGCTATAAATCGTTCAAGTATTGCTAAAGAACTCCTTCCTGGCCTTAATGCTGTTTTCGGTCTAGAGTATGGTGATGTTAATAATGAGCATGAAGCTCTTTATGAAACGGAAAACTCTGATCGGGCATTTGAGGAAGAAGTTCTATTTACAGGTTTTGGTACTGCCCCAACCAAAGGTGAGGGTGCTGCTGTAACCTATGATGACGCGCAGGAAAGTTACACTGCACGTTATACGATGGAAACCGTCGCTCTGGCCTTTGCCGTTACGGAAGAGGCTATGGAAGACAATCTGTATGACACGTTTGCGAAGCTACGTGCCAAGGGTCTTGCAAGGGCAATGGCAAATACGAAGCAAGTCAAAGCTGCTAATCTATTCAATAATGGTTTCTCTGATACCATTGGCGATGGCGTAGCATTCTTTGCTTCGACACACCCAACGATCAGTGCAGGTAATCAGTCTAACTTGATTGCTGCTTCTGATCTTTCAGAGTCTACTCTGGAAACTGCTCTAACGAATGTACAAAAAATTGAAGATGATCGTGGTATCTTGATTGGTGCCAGTTCTGTATCTCTTCATATTCCTGTAGATTCATGGGCAATTGCGGATCGTGTTCTGAACAGCCCTGGAACTACTCAGGTTAGTGCTGCTCAGAAAGACCCGAATACAAATGCTATCAATGCAACGCGCCATATGGGTATGTTGCCTGATGGATTCTATGTCAACCGTCGATTTACCGATACGACTTCTTGGTTCATTAAAACGGATGTTCCGAACGGCACCAAGATGTTTGTTAGGACTCCTCTTCAAACGAAGATGGAGCCTGATTTCGATACTGGTAATCTTCGTTTCAAGGCGCGTGAGCGTTATGCTTTCGGTGTCTCTGATTGGCGTGGATGGTTCGGTTCACAAGGATCGTAATTATAATTGATAAAGTCAGGGAGGATTATGGTATTCGTGTGAAATATCATTATAAACTCCTTTTTAAAATATTGCTGAGGGAACTGATACCTCGGCTGTTAAGACGGGATGATTTTGCTCCCGACTATTTAAATGCACTTCTTTATGTGCATCATTTCCGATGATCATTAGATGCCGTGGAGAAATACAGTTCTCCCTGACTTTACTTTAGGAGATAAATATGGCAAATAATTATAATTCACTTTTTCAGGCAGGTGCAGGAGTTATTTCTACAGCAGCTAAAACTCGCATTATTGCGGTCCATGCTCATAGTACAGTAGCAGGTTCCTTTGATATCAAGGGAGCAACATCAGGAGTTTTAAAATTCTTTGTAGCAGCTAATGAAAGTGCAGATATTTATATTGGAGATATGGGAGTTCCAATGGTAGGAAGTGTAAGTGTTTCGGTTCCTGCTGATGGGGCTGCTTTAACATTGATAGTAGGCTAATAAAATGCCTAACTTTTCGTTTTTAAAAAATGATTTGATTAATACAACTGAGAATGACTCAACTGAGTTTTCAGATCAAATACCTTTTTTTGTAGAAAAAGTAGAGAACAGACTTGCAAATGATCTAGACGATTTTGGTCTAGATTTTTTTGCTACTGTATCTTGTTCAATAGGAAATCCTATTGTATCTCTTCCTGTTGATACAAAAATTGTAAGAAATGTAAATGTAATATCAAGTGCATCATCTACAAGAACTAATCTATTACCTAGAACTTATGAGTATGCAATAGATTATTGGCCTCATGCAAGCGCATCCGTAGGCGATCCTAGATATTATTCACGTAAAACAAACACAGAGATTTATATTGTACCCACTCCTGCATCAGCAGTCGATATAGAAGTACAATTTGTTCGTAAACCTTTAGGTTTAGCTTCTGCAACTGGAACCAGTGTAACAACTTCTAATTATTTTAGTGAGTTCTGTTACAATGCTTTATTCTATGGTTGTATGATCGAAGCTACCATGTATATGAAAAGTTGGAATGATCTTCAAATATGGGAAGGTCAATACCAAAACGCAATTAATCAACTTAGAAACCAGGCTCGTCGGACCCGACAAGATGACATGGCACAAGCAGCAAGTCCTGCTGGTGGTCCTGATACTGTTATTATGGGTTCAACTTAATGGCTATTGGTAGAAGTAAAGTTTCAAAACAAGTATCTAAACCTAAACTAGGTTCAGGTAAAAGATTTAAAAGTTTAACAAAAAAGTTAAAAAAGAAGGGAGCTAAGAATCCCAAAGCTCTTGCAGCCTATATAGGACGAAAAAAATATGGGAAGAAAAAGTTTCAAAAATTAGCATCTAAAGGAAAAAGGAGAAAGTCATGAAAGATTTTGTATCAGGTGCAGCAGCACGAAAGCTTCCCAATCTTGATCCAGATTTGAATGAGATCGTAGGTCGTCCTACAGGTCAGGGATTTGGTGCAGCTAGGAAAGGACCGAGTGTCGTAGCTTCTTCTGACAAAGACCTCATGAAAGAGGAGGACTAGTTATGGCAACAGGTAAATTAGCTAGTGCTGCTATTAAAGGTATAAGTAATATTATACGTGATCTTAAACCTAAACCAGCAACTAAGAGTGGTAAAAAAGCACGGCGTAGATTAACTGGAGAAGATAAACCTGCCACTAAAATAGCAAAACGCAGAAATATAAAGTC